ATGAAACAAATTATAACTTATATAACAAGATTGGGCAAAAATAGTAGAATGGTAATAGCTGGCGATATTTCACAAAACGATATTCAACAAAAATTAGTAAAATTACCAGAATTTATAGATATGCTTAAAGGTATAAATAAATTATATCATTTTAAATTTGAAAAAGAAGATATAGTAAGAAATCCAATTTTAGTTGAAATAGTTGATAGATATGAAAAATATCAATTAAAAGAAAACAATGGAAATGGATTACAAGGTAAAAAATAAATATATAAAATAAAATTTTCTGTGATTTTAAAAGAAAAAAATGAATTTATGCCAACTATAGGCAAAAATTCACCTAACGAATTAAAAAAACTCCCGTTATTTAACGGTAATGATTCATTATACGATGGATTAAATATTGATTCTAATACAATAAGCATAGAAGAAATAAATAACAGTTTATTAAATAGTAACATAAATTCTTCAAACACCTATGCTGATGAAATCATTAAGAACAATACAGAAACTTTTCTATCTATAATAGAATCGGTATATAAAAGAGTTTTACGAAATGATTCTTTTCAATATACTAAAATAGAAGAAAAGCCAACACGAATAAATAGTTCATATAACATTCCACCAATTTTAGGAAAAATATCAAAAGAACAATATTCTGATGTCATTACAAGTTATACAGATTCATTAATGACCAACAATTTGTTACCCTATTTAAAAATACAATCAGAACAAATAGCAAATCAAATTAAAAAAAGTATAAAAAATGATGACGATAAAACTAAAGTAATCGAATCATTAACAAAAATATCGTCAATGTTATCATTAGATAACATAAAATTATCTTTTTCTAAAAAAATTAATTCAATATATGGTGATGGTTTCGGCGATTTGGGTACAGTAAATTCTAAATCAATAATAGAAAACGTTTTTAATAAATTTGATGACTACAAAGGTCAAGTATCTTTAATACAAAATAATAAAAATGATTGGAACTCTCCGATATATTTATATCAACCACCAGATTTTGTAAATGATGTATCTAATATTAATATTTGGAGAAGAATTGGCTTATTCTTTGAATTATTATTGACAAATACAAGAGTTTCAAAAGACTTACATAATGGAGAAAACTTAGGAACAGGATATTACGAATTATATAATAATTCTATTTTGACATCAGTTTTTAACTTTTTCACAGAAGAAAATTTTGTTAAAGAAATAATTAATGAATTAAATTCATCTAAAATATCATATTCATCTGGTTATTTACAATTAACTATTGATAATATAACAACAATATTTAGTAAATTATATCTAACTTCAACAAATATTAACGGAATAACTAAATACACATGTAAAAATTTATGTATTCCTACTTACCAAGTTTTATTGAAATTATTTTTTGCATTAATATCATTTAATTATGCTATACAATATAGTATAGTTATTTTAACAAAAAAAGAAGAAGAAAAACAAACAACACAAACAACACAATCTGTAACGCCATCAAAAAATGATAAAATAAATGAAGTTATTCCAAAAGAAACATTGGAATCTCTTTTAGAAAAAACTAAAGATAATTATTTTATTGCTATATGTCCACCAACGACATCAACTTATGACACAGGCAACACTTATGGTAACACTTATGGTAACACTTATGGTAATACTTACGATAACCCTAAAAATATCAAAAATGCTATTTCTGTATTAAAACAATATGATAGTTCAATACCAGAAAATATATCTTCTAAGCTATATTTTATAAATTTTAACGAAGAATATTTTAAGAAAATATATAATATGTTTTTTAATGATAAGCAAGCATTAATAAACAAAATTTCCGAATGTTCACAACGTTTAAAAGATGATGAAATAGACACAAATGATGTGGATTTTATTAAATATATGGTAATTTTAAATTATTTGATTTTAGTTCGTTTTTATTATAGAAAACCAGATTACAATAAGCAAAAATTTAATCCTAATGTAGAAACAATTATTAAAAATTTTAACAACCCAAAAGAAATGTTTAATAATGTTAAGAAAAATTTAAAAATAACTACAAATAAAGAATTATTAGAAAGTTTAATAAAACCAACAGTAGATAAAGATTTTTCTTTCAACAGAAAAGATTTAACATCCGAAAACATTAAAACATATTTTATTCCCGAAGAAGTGAATGGGGTAAAAATGTTTTCTAAAATTTAATAAATATGAAAAAATTAAGTGAAGTTATAAATTATTTAATAAAAGAAGATATTGATAGCGAAGGAAACATAATACAATCAAACACAACACAATCTTTACCAGAGCCATTTCAAGACACAGAAGGAAACACACTATTAAATTTTTCTATAACTACAGAATTTAGAAATAATTTTGAAATACAAAATGGCAAGATAATAAGCGGTTTAAACAAAAGATTAAATTTTTTATCTGGTTTATTTCTATATAATAAATTTGAAGGATTATCTCACATCCCATCAGAAAAAGAAACAGTACATTTAAATAAAAATATTTATGAAATAACATATAATGGAAAAAAAAGAATAAAAACTACTAAAACATTAAATGAAAACTTATCTGAAATTTTAAAAAATTCAAAAACTGCTGATATTTTTGCATTAAAACTATTGAGATATACATATTACGCACAACAAGAACAAATTAACGATATAAAAAATAACATAACGCAATTACAAACTTTTAATTTTTTAAAAAATTTAATTTCTGGGAAATATAAATATTTTAGAAATAATTTTTTGATACACTCAACATCAGATTTTTATAATAATATTGATAATACAGAAACTTTGGCATTTTTATTATGTTTTTACATTGATTTGTTGAATTATGTTTTTTTATGTTTTAATAATTATTCTATATATGCAACAAGTGAAAATTTTATAAAACATATTGGAAACACATATCGTATTATATTTTCGGAACAAACAGTAAATTTACATGATAATTTTGAAAATTTTATGTGGAAAAATAATAATTCATTTTTAAACTGCATAAAAAATGATATAACAAACCATAAAGAATTAATAATTTTATTGAATTTTGTTGATGTTTCTAATTTAAATTTTGAAAATTTAACATATAACATAATTGATAATTTTAATCAAACTAATAATACTGAAAAAACACAACAAAACCAACCAACACAACAAAATTCATCAAATATTCAAGACAATGATAAAGTAGCTGTTATTTGGTACAGTACAGATAATAGATATAACGATAGTAACTTTGATAAAAATCATACATGGAAATCTATACAAGATTTTTATAAAAATAGTGAGTTTTATTCAAAGTATTTGGAAATGAAAAAAGAATTTCGTAATATTGCAGGTCAAAATATGTGGGTTATTTCTTTTCATAGAAAAAACAATCAAATACCTTCTTATAAAGATAAACCGAAAAAAGAAACCAAACAAACTAATGTTTCACATACCGAAGAACCGCTTGTATGATAAGTAGTAGCAGTATTCTTTACAACAAATACGCACCGTTAAATCTTAGTGACATTATTCTTCCCGATAGAATAATGTCACATTTTTCTGATGGTATAATTAAACAAAATTTTCTTTTTTATGGAAAACAAGGCTCTGGAAAAACATCTTTAGCTAAAGTTCTCTCTAAAAAATATGATACCAAATACATAAATGCTTCTTTAAAAACATCTATAGATGTTTTAAGAAATGAAATTTATAATTTTTGTGTCACATCATCCTTCGATGCTTTAAATACTGATAAACTTGTAATTCTTGATGAAATAGATGGAATATCAAGTCAATTTGAAGAAGCGTTACGCGGCTATATAAATGATTTCCCTAATGTTAAATTTATAGCAACAACAAATTACATTTCTAAATTAACTGAACCAATAAAATCAAGATTTATGTGTTTAAATTTTGACACAACAGGAGATGAAGAAAAAAAACAAAAACAGCGTATAGCATCACAAATGAAAAAAGTTATAGGTAACGAAAATATAACTATTGAAAATAATAATGTTATTGTTAAATTAGTTAATTCAAATTTCCCAGATATTAGAAAAATGTATGGTAAAATTCAAGAATTAAGAGATTCTATAAATAGAATAATAACAGTAGATGATATAGATGAATTTTCTAATTTCGATAACGATTTTTATGATTTTATATTAAATGTAGATATTTCAGATGTTGAAACTTTACAACATATTATAAAATATTATGGTTCTAAATCTAAAACTGAACTTTTAAAATTAAATTCTGATTTCTTAAATTATTTTATTGAAAAAAATCCTACCAAATTAAATGTTATTGGTAAATTATTATCAATAATTGTTGATGGGTTATATAAAGTTAACTCCGATGTTAATCCAGAATTAACATTGGCATCAACTATTTGTCAAATAAAAAATACTATTAAATAATTACATTTGTTACACTAAGAAGATTTTATATGGAGAACACAATCAATGACCCATTGGTTTTAGGAAACCTATCAAACATATTTAGTATTGACATCAATACTGCCCCAGAATATGAACATTTTTCTGAATTTGAGGAAAGTAATTTAGAAATGTATCATTCTTTTTTAGAAATAATAGAAAAAAATGCAGATTATGGTCAGTTTCCTAAACATTTAAAAAAAGAAGAAATTTATAAATTAATATCGCCAAAATATTCTTTATATAGTAAAATAGTATCAGTCGGTGTTTCTTTTTTTAGCACAAAAGAAAATTCAATTGCTACAAAATCTGTAGTTGGTGACGAAAAAGAAATTTTATTGTTTTTAAATAATAAAATTTTTTCAAAAGGTTTTTATATATTAGGATATAAGAACGAAACATATGATTTACCGTTCATTTTTCAAAGAATGGTAAAACATAACATTATACCATCTTCCGCAGTTTATAGCCCAAATATGAAGCCCTGGGAATTAAAAATTTATGATATAAATAAATTATGGAAATTTAATGGTTCATATTTCGCAACACCACCATTAAAAATATTGACTAATTTTTTAGATATAAAAATGGATGGAATATTTGATGAAGATGAAAAAACAACTCAATGGTGGTTTTCAGGAAATTTAAATAACATACAAGAAAATGTAGAAAATAACTCCATATTAAATATGTTAATTTATGCTAAAATGATGTATGGCGATTATATAAACCCTAACACTATTAATATTATTAAAAAATAAAGGAAAAATATGAAAATTTTATTTGACGGTTCTTATTTATTTTATAAATCAGTTTTCGCTAATAGTAAAATTAGTGCAAATAACGGTGCAGAATATAACGAAAATAATAAATTTGGAGATAATCTTAAAGAACAAGATACAGTAATTGTATCTATGTTACATGAAATACAACACATGATTGAAAAATTCAAAAACGAATTTGATATTAGTGGTATCGTTTGGTGTATGGATGGTGATTCTTGGCGAAAAAAAATATATCCAGAATATAAAGCACATAGAAAAAAAGCAGATAACATAAATTGGGAAAAATTATATAAAGCGCATGAACAATTAGGTGAAATTTTAAAAGAACATGGTATCATTGTTTGCAGAGAACAAAATTTTGAAGTTGATGATATTATGGCTCTTTTAACATATAAATATAAAAACGAAAACGAAGATTTTATTATTTATTCTTCGGATAGTGATTTATCACAATTATTATATTATACTGATAATAATATTGGTTTTCAATATTATTCAACGTTAAGTCAAGAAAATTTTACTTTTATTGACAAAGTTGAACAAGATATTGAAAAATTACAATCGTGTGATGATATTTTTGACTTTGAAAACAATTTGAATTACACAAATAAAGTTATACCAAAAATAATAAAATTTCTAAAAACGGATTCAAAAAATGACACTTTTATTAGCACATTCAATTACATAAACCCTAAAGAAGTTAAAATAAATAAAATTTTATTAGGTGACAGAAGTGACAACATTAATTCTATTGTTAATTGGAAATGTCCTTCAACTGGGAATAATAAAAATTTCACAGATAACATGCTTTCAAAGGTGTTAAATGATTTTAACTTAACTAAACTTGAATTAACCGAAAAAATTTTTGAAGATAAAAAATTTAGAGAAGATTTTTTAACAGCATGTATAGAAAAAGCTAATCCTAAAGGTACATCATACACTTACGATGACGCTCTCTCTAATTTTAAGAGAAATATAAAAATATGTGTTTTGCATAGAGAAAATATACCTTCTGATTACGATAAATCAGTTGATTTTGTTAATAAATTATTAACAGAAACACCAAAACCATCATTCACATCAATAATAAACGAAAAATCCAATAAAATATCAAAGGCATTTTCTTCAGAGATAGAAGATGATTTGTTTAATTCTTTATAATAAAAAATATGAAATTTTATGACTTTGTATCATTTTTATTTGATAACAAAAACCAATATCACACATTAACAATAAAAGAAAAAAAAGAACATGGTTTTATGTTAAATAAAATTTTCGGATATAAATATCCGTTAATATCTGAATTATTGAATAGTACAGGAATACCAGAAAATTATATTGTTGATTATTGGTTTTACAATAAAATAAAAAAAGAAACAAGAATACCTAAATATTTTTTTACATCAACTAAAAAAGATTCCAATATTTTATATGATGTTGATACTATTAGAAAATATTGCATACATAATTTTATATCGTTAACCGATTTTAATTATTTAAAAAAATTTTGTAAAGAAGATTTAGTAAAAGATTTAGAGCATTTTAAAGAACAAATTAGTATTAAGGAATAATATGAAAACGTATATAACCATTGATATTGAAACAATACCTCAAGATATTAATGATTTTAGTGAAAAACAATTAAAATATCTATTAAAAGATTGTAAAACAGACGAAGAACAAAATGCGAAACAAACAGAATTTGGTTTATCTGCATTAACAGGTAAAATATGTTGTATTGGCGTTAACATAACTAAAAATGAACATAATAGTCAATCTATTGCTTTTTTATTAGGACAACATGAAAACAATACATCATCAAATGTATATAGTTATGCAGAAAACGAAAAAACATTATTAAATAACTTTTGGAGTTATATTTCAGAAGAAATTTCAAAATCAAAAAATATATTATTTATAACATTTAATGGTCGTTCCTTTGATTTTCCATTTATTATGATGCGTTCAGCAATAAATGAAATAACACCATTATATAATTTAATGGGTGGCTCTCGTTGGAATTATTCCGATAACCATATTGATTTAGTTGATGAATTTACATTTATGGGAACTACCAAAAGATATAATTTAGATTATTATACTTCAATTTTTGGAATAACTTCGCCAAAACAAAAAGGAATAGATGGTTCATCTGTAAATTCAATGTTTAAAGAAGGATTAATAACAGAAATCGGCGATTATTGTATTAGAGACATTGAAGCAACTCGTGATTTATTTTTTAAATGGAAAAAAATAATGAATAAATAATACACAAAATAAATTTTTTAATAAAACCTCTTTTATGGAGGTTTTTTTGTTTTAGATATATACCAAATATGATTGAATTAAGAAATATAGACGATTATACTATAATAAAATCATCAGAACCATTTCAAATTTTAAGCATAAATGGTTATGTTGAAGATATTGATGTTGATAGTGATGTAGTATTAAAAAGAGAATATAGCTATTCTTATGATAATATGACATATTCTAATTACATAACATTAACTAATAATGTTTCTGATTATGCTTTTTTAACAAACAATTTAACATCAAACAAAATTTGGATAAAATTTAAATACACTTTATTAGAAAATCCAAATGATTATACAGTAACCATAAATTCAATAACATTAGATTATAACCCAATACCAGATACGAAACCACCTATTTATAAAAATTTTTCTATTAGAAATAGAAGAGGAACGAATTTTAATAAAAATTTTTCATTTAATCCTTATGCTATGAAGCAAGCAGTTGAATTAAATAGACAATTAATTAACAGCATTATTAATATGTACGGTATTGATGTTTATTATTATAGAAGTGAAGTTATAGAAAAATATGGTAGAGATTTTTTGTTACGTGAAAATATAATGCACAATTTAAAAGAAGGCAAGTGTATAAAAATAGTAGTACCAGGAAATAAATTTCCAGAAAACCAATATAATTTTAATCCTTTAGGTATAGATTTTCAAAATTTACCATTTGAAATACATGTCGGTAAAGATTTATGGGACACAACATTTGGTGAAGGAACAACACCAAGAGAACGAGATGTTATTTATATACCAATATTAAAAAGAATTTATAGAGTAAATGATTTTTATTTATTTAAGGGAATGATGTTGACTGAAACCTACTATAAATTATCATTACAAAAATATGAAATAACGACAGAAGCATTTACAGAAGAACAAACAACAGTAGTTGAAGATTTACAAGACATAATAAGTTCATATCAAAATAAATTTGAGGATACTAATAAAGAAGATTCTGAAAGATTATTAAATGAAAAACAATTGCAAAAATCAACATTTGTTAAAGATGTTAATAGAAAATCAATAAGCCGAACATTAATAATAACAGAATATATGCTTGAAAATTATCATACTAAAATATCTGATTTTTATTATGATTTATCATCAAATTTAGATAAAACTACCCATACACAATCCATGTGTATAGAATATGATTTACCAGTATCTTTAAAAAATAATTCAGAAAGAACATATAGTGCATGGTTTAGATTTAATAATCCAATCACCGAAATTAGAAATATTATATCTAAATCATTAGCGTCAACTACATTAACATTTACAATAAATGCAAGCAGTCAATATATTAATGTTGGCGATAATGTTGAGTTATCATCAAACAACAATTCTGAATTTTTTATACCAGCTACAATCTTAACAAAAAACAATAAAACATTTACCGCATCTATAAATTCTACATTACTGGGATTAATAAATTCAGAATTTCCTGGTTGGACTTCATATTCATCAATGAAAGTCAAAAAAACATGGAAATCTAATTTATTGTACGGAAATGCAAGTTCGGACACAATAGAATATAACAATCAAACAATAACATACGAATTTTTAACAAATAAAATTTTATTTGTTAAAATAGGAACTTTTGAAAAATATTTGATATTAGATAATGTTTTAGAATCGAATAAAGATTATGCTATTGTTATATCTCGTTCTTTTCAATTAGAACAATTTTCGGTGAATATTTGGAAAAAACAAGAAAATAATATTAATTTATTAAACATATTTGAATATAACCAAACAATATCTAATGGTGGAACATTTACTGATTATGATAACACAACATATAACTTTAAATTAATTGCATCACCTTTACATATAACAAATATTAGATATTTAAATACAATAGTACCAAAAGATAAACAAATTTATTTTTTAAATCAATCTATTGTGTTGGATGCCGATACTGCATTAATATCAGATAACGCATATCCAAGATTACGATTTGAATACACTGGCAAACAAATTTAACAAAAGGAAAATTTTATGGAAGAATTAGACAAAATCTTTAAAGATATGGATAAAGACTTTGATTTATATTTAAAGAAAAACAACAAAAAAAATAAAAGTGATGAAGTTATTGATGACTTAAATGATATACAAAGAGAAACAGCAAATAAAACATATATAAAATTTTCTGACATTTTAGATAAAGCAGAATATAAAGCAGAAAAAACCATAGATAAAATTTTATTATTTGTTGTAGAAAATAATCAAGATGTTATCAATTTAGAAATTTTTAAAGAGATAAAATCAACCCATCTTGAATTATTAAAAACATTACATTATAATTTAGAAATTTCTGTTAAAATGTACACCCAAATAGCAGAAACATTAGATGAAGGCAATATTAAACCAGCATTAATATCATCATTATCAACAATTCAAAAAGATATAACAAAAATATCAGAAACTATTTCTTCTTTTGTTTTTTATTGCATACAAACCTATAAAATGCTTTATTTAGAACATAAAAAACAAAATTTAGCTAATAGTACAGATATTAAAGATGATACTATGAGTACATTTAAAAATACATTGCATCCAGATTTTAAATCAACTGAATCTACTTCTAAATCAGAAATGAAAAATACAATTTTCATGGGACAAAAAGATTTATTAAAACATTTAGAAGAACAAGAATTAACAGATGATGAAAATTTCGACGAATAAAAAAAACATGAATGAAATTAAAAGGTTTAGATAAAATAAATTTAACTGATGATTTTGATAAAATATTAAAAGAATTAATATCATCATCAGAAGTAAAGAAAAAAGAAGACGAAGGTAGAAGTATAGTTTGGACTACCGAAAGCTATCAAAAATATATGGATTCTATTAAAAAAGGCGTAATACCTAAAGGTAATTCGCCTTTTTTTGAAAATAATACCCACACAAAAAGATTTGAATTATCTTTTCAGCACACCCCAGAAGAAATAAACGAAATAAAAAAATGCAAAAAAGATATATTATATTTTGCAAATAAATATATCTTTGCAAAAACAAAAATTGGAATAGAAAAAATAACAATGCGCGATTACCAAAATCGTGTATTGAAAGATTTTCAAGAAAAAAATGCTATAATTTATTTAGCATCAAGACAATCAGGAAAATCAATAACAACAGCTATATTTTTAACTTGGTATGCTTGTTTCCATATGGATAAAAATATATTATTAGTATCCAAAAAATTAACATCCTCCAAAGATTTATTAAAAAAATTAAAAAAGATATACTACCATCTTCCATTTTTTATGAAACCTGGTATTATAGATATTCAAACTACCTCTATTTTTGATAATGGTTGTGTGATAAATATAGACACAACAACAGGTTCTTCTGGTCGTGGTGATACCATAGATATATTATATTTAGATGAATATGCTTTTATACCTAATCACATAGCTGACGAATTTTATCAATCAATATATCCAACAATTTCAGCCAATTATCCATATTCTAAAATTATAATAACATCCACACCAAACCCAAGCGGTGGACAAAACCATTTTAGGGAATTATTTTTTGGAGCAAAAGAAGGAGAAAATGATTATTATCCTGTAGTTGTTAATTATTGGGAAGTTCCTGGTAGAGACGAAGAATGGGAAAAAAGAGAAAGAAGAAATATTGGTGATGAAAAATTTGATGTAGAATACGGATTAAATTTCTTTTCAGAATCCACCAGATTATTACCAATGGCAGTATTACAAGAATTAGAAAAAACAAAAACTAAATTTGAATACCGAGAAATAGAAGAATTATTTGATATAAATAGAGAAGAACAATACGATAAATATGTGTCTTGGAATCCAAATTATAAATTTGAAGATATGACAGATAAAGACCAATTTGTTATATCTATTGATTTAGGTGATGGTGAAGAAAATGATTATAGTGTAGCTAATATTTTTAAAATAGAACCAAATTATAATATAAATGAAAAAACTATAGAAAACAAAAATAAAGAATTAGACTTTTTCGATTTACATCAATATGGATTAATAAAAACAAATAAAATTTCCGTAGAAAAATTTGCTTACGTTATTGCAACTATTGTTGCCAATTATTTTAATCCCGATAATGTAAAAATAGTATTAGAAATGAATTTTAAAGGCGAAAGTTTTATGATGAAATTTTTAAACTATGAGAAATATAATGATGTACTGTACGAAGATATGTTTATAATGACATACCATAAAAAAGATGCGAAATATAAAAAATTCGGCGTTAAGGTAAGAAAGGGAGAAAAAAATGAATATTGTAAATTATATAGAGATTTAATGAAAGAAAAAAGAATTTATATTTATGATGAAAAAACTATTTCTCAAAATATAGAATTCACAATGAAAAAAAATAATACTTTTTCTGGTGATTCTGGACATAATGATGACATTGTTATGACATGTATAAATTTAACATGCTATTTTTATGATATTTTTAATAGAGAAACACAAGGATATAATGCTGATTTTTATGACCAAGTTTCATTATTAATGGAAAATTTAGATGAGAAATATATTTCAACAATATTTGATATAGTAAACCAAGAATATCAAGTAGAAGAGGTAGAAATAGCAGATTTTGATAATTATACAAATGATTCAGTTAATTTATTTAGGTAAAAAATGTTACATAAGAAAATTTTATTTTTATTTTTATTAAAAAAATCACCATTACAGAATATATAGGAAAGATATATTATCGAAAATAAAAATAATTAAATCATGGCACAAATATCATTGGATTTAAACCAATTTAAAGCAGAAGGTATTTATTTCATTGAACAAGAAGGAAATGAAAGAACCAATGTGTCAACATCAACATTACCTTTAGTCGTTGGATTTTCACAAAAAGGGCCTATAAATACAGTATCGTATTTAACAGACCCAAATTCAGCTAAAAGAGTATATGGCGACATTGACCCTATTCTTGAATCAAGAGGTTCGCATTTTCATCGTTCACTATTTGAATTGCTTCGTTATACTCCTGTTTTAGCATTAAATTTAGTACCTATTAATTCTAAACCATTATCCGATGGTGGAGATAGCACAGAATACATGTCATTTAGTTTATCAACAGGAGAAGCAAATGGTAAAAAATCAAAAGATTTATACGAATCATTTTTTGACACTCAAAGATTTTGGAAACCAAGTGAAGTAAATTCTATAGCAGTAATCGGAAATAACGCGATTAACGCAGGAAAATTATTAAATTTTATAAATTTAGGACAAAAAACATTAACGGTTTTAGTTCGTAAAACAGATGTTAATGGTTATGATGTTAATGCGAGAGAATGGTACACAGCAAAAGGCGAGGACGTACCGCCATACATACACGAATGGGATTTAATAAAAGATTATTTTGTAGAAGTTCACGTAATTAATGGTTCATGGACAAATTACGCCGAATTATCTCAAAATCCAGTATATTCAAAATATTTTAATTCTAAAGGGTTAAAATCAAATAAATATAAAGAATTTTTAACATCTGAAAGCGTAACCAAAATTGCATCATTTGTTGGTTGTGTATTACCAAATTTTGTTGACGGTAATAATGTAAACCAAAGTATTGATGTTATAATGAATAACGCATTACCAACAACTGGTTTATTTGTTGCGTTGGATAATGAAAATTTTGAAAATTATGATGAATCTACATCAAAAGTAGATATGGTTGGACACAAATTAGGTGATTTTTCTAATTTACCTGATGTTTTAGATTTCTTATCATACAAAAAAACATTAGTATCGAAATTTGATTATCCTTTAACATTAACAAACCCATCAACATTTAAAACATTAACAGATATAGCTACATCATATGATGAAAATTCTGGCGACGAACATTCATTAACATCATTACCTTTAGGTGGAAAACAAGGTATATTAAGTAACGTTTTAGTTATTAAAAAACCAAGTGTATCCGATACAACATTCACATTAAATGAATATAACACAATAAAAGATAGTTTAATCATAGACCAATCTGTAATTAAATTAACAGGTAGCAATAAATGGGGAATAGTAAGAAGTTTTAATGAAATTTTAGTTAACGACACTATACCATATACAGAATTAAGAATAACATATTCACATTCTGATAAAGATGCTGAAAATGACGTGACACCATATACTGTACAAGAAGTAGTAACAACAGTAGATTCAATGAAAATAGCTATATCTGGAGATAAATCAACAGATGTGAATTTGGTTGCTGGCTCACAAATTTTAGTAAGAAAAATAAGTGATAATTCAATATATTTTTATGTTACAATCAAAACCGATGGTGGTATATATGATGAAGATAATTTAATAACATATATTGCGATAGAAAACAGTAACGATTTAAGTACAGTAAGCGGATATGAAAATTTATTTGAAATTATTTACACAACACCAAGAAAAGTAGATTTAACCACTTTAAAAATTGTTTTTGAACCAAATTTAATGTTATTTACAAAAACAGACACAAACACAACAGATAGTGGTGATGATGACTACTATACAGCATACTATTTTTCTAATTTTTATAGCGATTATCTAAATGCCTATATAGCCAGTGGAGATAAATTATACATTTCAACAAATGAAACAACTGGTGTTAGATATATCAAAATAATTGAAACAATAGATAGTAACGAAATACCAATATTACAAATACGATTATTTAATGATGCTGATTTAAACAGTCCAGATATTGATATATCTGGTAACGTTACTTATCCTACACTTTACTATTTTAGTAACGATACATTAACATCAACAACAAACGGAACTTTAGCATTGTATTCTGGTGGAGAAGATATAACACAAGATTTAGAAATATCTTCTTGGAATGTTTCTAAAAATGTTATTACGTTAAATTCAACAGAAGGCGTTAAACCTAAAGTTGGAGAATTTTTAGTATCGAGATATGATAATGGCGATTCGACATATACATATTACATGACTAAAATTTTATCTAAGAAAAAAATAGTTAACTCTATTTCTGGCGAAGTAACATATGAAGTTTCGATAAATGAACCAGCATATATTAAAAACGAAGGCACTGGCGGTACTAAATATGTAGTACATTTTACATCTATTGAAAATATTTGTGATACTTACCAATTACATACAATTAAAGGATTACCTTTAACACAATATCATTTACCTGGAACAAAATTAAACAAATACACACAAATGGATAAAATTTTAGGTGTATTAGAACCAGAAAATAGTAATTTATTTAAAGCATTAACAAATACAGAATCTTTATCTATTCGATATATCGTTGACACGTTTGATGGTGGATTACAACCACAACTTGGTAGCAAAAATGTATTAACACGTTTAGCTAAGGCCAGAGTACAATCATTAGCCTTTGTTAATATTCCATCAGCAGAAGAATTTAGTAAATCAACTGACCCAATATTCACAGATGCGCCAAATCCATCAGAAGGAAGACCAAAACCACCACTCGATGTACGTTATATTGTAGAAGGCGGGAACAAAGAACTTGGAGGTTCATTTGAATTTTCTTTACCAGATGAAGAAAATGGCTCAAAACATTTTGCAACAGGATTTCCATATCTTACAATTAGACAAGGTTCTAAAAATATTAAAGTTCCACCAGCAGCACATCTATGTTCTCTTTTCGTAAGAAAACATAAAAATGGAAGACCATATGTAATAGCCGCAGGTGTAGATAATGGGTTAATTTCCGACCCATATTTAGTTGGAACGGAAATGGAAATCTATAAAGAAGATAGAGCATATTTAAGCCCATTTGGTATTAATCCGATAGTTAAAGTACCTGAAGGCGTTATGGTTTATGCTAATAAAACAGGTTTTCAAAAGAAATTGTCACCGTTTAATTCATTACATGTTAGAGATAATTTAATTACAATAGAACAAACAGTAGAAGATATATTGAGACCACATTTGTTCCAATTCAATACAGATTCTTCACGTTTTGCTATAAAAGTAAAAATAGATAGTTTTTTAAATTCATTAAAATCACAAAATGTATTATATGATTATAAAGTTATCTTTGATAGAACTAATAACACAAATGAAATTATTGATAACAGAATAGGACTTATTGATATTTGGGTAGAATTTGCACAAGGATTAGAAAAATTCGTAAACAGAATTACGGTATTTGAAACTGGTGGAATTAGTAGTGGCGGTTTTACACAAGTTTAAACTAATAAATATATAAAATAAAATAACATTTAAAAAATGAGTTATAGACCACACATACGAATGTCAACAGCAGGACAAAAATCATACGAGCCTGTATATCCAAATTTATTTGAAGTACGATTAATACCGCCAGCAGCATTAAGAAGCAATGAATCTTGGAAAGATGTTGATTTAATTTTACAAAATGTCAAAACAATATCTGGAGTTGGTTCTACAGATAAATCTTTAAATACCGTAACACAAACATTTAAAGGTGCTAAAAGAACATACACTGATGGTTTTGTTGCCGATTCAACAGCTAAAATAACATTATCGTTTGAATTAAACTTAAACGATAAAAATGAAATATATGTATATAATGCGTTAAGAGAATGGCGTAATTTATGCTATAACCCATTAACTGGAGAAATGTCACCTAAAAAAGTATATGCTGGTACTGGTGATGACCCTGCTATGTTATCTACTATTTTATACGATAAAAGCGATAACGTTTATATGCAAAGAAATTTTTATTTAGTTTTTCCAACAACAGAAATTAAACCAATTGAAACTTTAGAGTATGATGCAAAACAAATAGCAACACTAAGCGGAATAACCTTTGTTGCTGATTATTTTGATGATATTATCAACGGTATGGTATAATTTTAACATTCCTCCTACTACCCACAGCACGTTATACGTGTTTGTTACCCAAAGCCACATCGAAAGATGTGGCTTTTTTAATAAATATATACAATAACGTATTTTTAAAACAAACAAAATTTTCTTATGATAAACCAAGATAAAGAAGCAAGCATTTTTAACGATGCTAAAATAAACGAAGAATTATTAAACAAATACATTTTAACTGATAAAGATGCAAATAAAACAGAACAAGAAAAATCAATATCAAATGTTTTATTTAGTGGTAATGAAATTGTTGATTATTCTTTATTAACAACACGAGGCATTTGTTATCCGAAAAACAGCATTTTATCATTAAAACCATTAACATTACGAGAAATAAAAAATTTCACTTTAAGTTCATCTGAAAATTTAAATGAAAAAACACAATTAAATGCACTATTAGAAAAATCAATTATATGGAAAAAAGAAAACGGAGAATCTTTATCATATAAACAATTATCTATATTTGATGTTCCATATTTAATATTTTATATAAGAAATTTATTATCTAAAAAACCATTTAAAGAAGTTTATAAAAAAGTAAAATGTCCAAATACAGAACATAAAGAAAACAACGAAATAAATATTCCAGTAAACGAAAATTCATTATCATTTGCACAAAATGATATTTTTACATTTTTTGATAAATGGAAAAATGAAACCGAAAATTGCATAAAAATAAAAACAGAAAACACAGACTTTAAATTATATTTACCAAATATAAATAATACAGAAATAGCATTATCCATAATAAAAGAAAAAAAATTAAACGAAACAGAAACAGAAAAATTAAATAAAATTTTATTTTTTGTGCCAACCACTACATTATTAACAAAAGAAAAATTGATAGAATTATATGAAAAATACGATAATATATTTTTAAATGTTGATATACATCAATTTAATATAATAGATGAAACTATAAATAGATTAAACTTATATTTAACTCCACGTATAAACCATACATGCGAATGTGGAACAGAGGTTTCCACTTTTGTATTTTTTCAACAAAACATTAATATTTTCTTTGAACCAGACATTTCTGATGAATTACGAAAAATATTTAAAAATGATTAACCGATTAAAATTTTTATATAATATTGATGAAATTTATTATTTAGATAAATATTTTTATGAATTTGAAGAAATGTTAAATGATATTATTGAAATGAACAATAAGAAAAATGAAGACCAAAACAATTTAATTATACATTATGAACGAGAATAATCTATTAAAATCAATGTTAGATAATGATGATATTTTTTCATTATCAATAAATGACATTGAGCCTATTTTTGAAAAAGTAAATAATATAAAAGATGATTCTAATATTTTTTCGGACAACAATCCTAAAAATACTTTATCAAATTTGGTAAATGATAATTCTATTTATACAACAATAAATAATAATAGTAACGAAAATCTATATTCTAATAATTACGATAACAATATAAATACAACAAATAACGCAAAAAGTAATGAGTTTTTTTATAATTATTTTAATGTTTTTTCAAATGTAGAAAACAACATACAAGACCTATCCACATCAATCACAGAGACGACAAACAGTTTACACAAATTTAACTCTATATTGGACAACAACATAGATAATTTTTCAAAAAACACATACGAAAGCAATAGTGTTAACACAAATAACAACAATAAAAACTATTCAAGTTTGGATAAAAAAATATCTTTGTTATATGAAAATAACAATGTATCTTCGCAAGAATCATTAATCGAAAACAATAATGATTTGTCTTCCGACAATTTTTATACAAATATCGAAAAAAGAAATTCCTTGAACTCTATATTAAATGATTATTTATCATCAAATCAAATAGAATTTTCGGATAGCACAAATATAAAAAATATAGATAATAATTACCTGTCAAGTAGAACGATGTAACCGTTGTTGAATTATTGCACTGATTTAATATTTATCGTATATTATTTCTTCCTTTTATTTTTGTTCATCATTATTTACTTTATTTTTTTAATCAATAAATCACTCTATTATATGCCTGAATTAATCTGGGAAGGAAAATACAAAGAAGGTGAAAAGGTTGCTCCGGTAAAAATTGCTCTCCCTTTTCAAACCATTGA